ACCTCAATGTTAGAGAAGGCTCGTCGTATTTGGAAACAATTATTGTTATCTGAAGATGCTATGTTAATCTATCGTACATCAAGAGCACCTGAAAGAAGGGTATTTAAAGTGTTTGTTGGAAACATGGATGATAAAGACGTTGAACCATATGTACAAAGAGTTGCTAATAAGTTTAAAAGGTCACAAGTTGTTGATAATGCTACGGGTAACGTAGATATGAGATTCAACCAAATGGCGGTTGACCAAGATTATTTTATACCTGTTCGTGACGCAGCCGCGGCAAATCCTATTGACACTTTACCTGGAGCTCAGAACCTTTCTGAGATTGCTGATATCGAATATATCCAAAAGAAATTATTAACGGCTCTTCGTGTCCCTAAAGCATTTTTAGGGTTTGAAGAAATAGTTGGTGATGGTAAAAATTTATCTTTAATGGATATACGTTTTGCAAGAACTATTAACAGAATACAAAAATGTATGATTGCAGAATTAAATAAGATAGCTATTATACATTTATTTTTATTGGGGTATGAAGATGAACTTAATAATTTTACATTATCATTAACTAACCCATCCTCTCAAGCTGATTTATTAAAAATTGATATTTGGAAAGAAAAAGTGTTATTATACAAAGACGCAGTAACCGCAGTTGAAGGTATTGCTCCTGTATCCGTTTCTTGGGCTAAAAAACATATTCTTGGGTTTTCTGATGAAGAAATTAAACTTGATTTACAACAACAACGTATTGAGAAAGCGGTTAGTGCTGAATTAACTAATACTGGAACAATTATTACACATACAGGTATTTTTGATAATGTTGATAAACTTTACGGAACTGTAACAGGAAATACGTCACAAGCTGGCTCAACACCACCACCACCTCCAGGTGGAGGCGGAGAAGTACCACCACCTCCAGGTGGAGGAGCTGAGAGTGGATTACCTGAAAGTAGAAAAACCGACAGTTTAAATATTTTATTAGAATCTGAAGATATTTTACATGATGATTCCTTTATTGACTTGTCAAAAGTTAGAAATTCTTTATCAGAAATGGAGGATGAATTAGAAAAAATATTAAAAGATTGATATTTATAAAATAAAGAAACAAAATGAAATTTGGTATTTTAAAATCAAAGATTGAAAAAAGATTATCAGAATCTTATTCCAATAACACTTTTCAAAAAGAACTAAAAACTTTTAAAAAATTAGTGTTAGAAAATTCAAATATAAGTAAAATATATTATTTATATGACCAGTTAACATCTAATCAGGGTCTTAATGAATCTGTATTAGATGATTATATTGATGAGTGTGTGAAGATTTATGAAAGTACTATTTCAAAAATAAAAACTCAATCTTTAGATAAAATTAAATCTTGGGTTAAAAATGTTAATTCAGGAAATGAATATAATCATATAGATAATTTATTTTCTAAAAATGTTTTAACTATTGAATCTAAAATTAATGGTAAAAAAATAATCAAAGAATGTTTAAAGAAAAAACCATTAGAAAAGAAAGAATCAATTAATATTCCACTTTCTTCTATGATTAATGTTGCGAATAATACAATTAAAAACTATATAGAAAATTTAAGTGAATCTGAAAAAAAAGAGTTAACAAATTTTTTGAATATTGATGATGAAACTTTAAAACCTAAGTTTGAAACTGTGAAAGAAAATTTAATTTCTAAACTTACATTAATTAAAGAATCTGAAAAAGATTCTGAAGTTTTATCAAAAATTAATGAAACAATAGAAAAAGTTAATTTAGAAAAATATAATAAATTAAATTATTTTAGATTAGAAGATTTAAATAATAATCTTTAATTCTTATTTTTATATTTTTGAGCGTAGATGGCTTTTTGAATCTGATTTCTTTTTTTATCAGATTTTTTCACGTATGTTTTACGATTTACTAATTCTTGGCCTTGACGGGTTTTAATAACTTTATTTTTTAAAACCTTCAAGGCTTTTTCTATGGAAGTTTTTTTATCAATTTTTATTATCAACATATATTAAAAATATCTCCAATTTTAAAAAAATTTTGACTTACAATACAAATATACCTATTTTTTTAAAAAATAAACGGAGATAATATGAAATTTAATGAAAAAAGGTAAAACCTCAAAAATTCAGGGTTTTAAAAATGCTAAAGTATTTTACGGAACAGTTGATTCTATAAATCTAAAATCAATATATTTAAACATTCAAACATGGGTAGAACCAAAAGATGATTACGAAAATTGGAATAGAATAGTTTCAAATTTAACAAGGGCGATACGTCATTCAATTTTCGAAAGTTTTGATAAAAGTTTTTTTGAAGAAAAATTCATAGTCGATTTAGACTTGAGGTCATCAGGGTTGACAATAGGAAAAAAATCATTTTTGAATTTAGAAATCAATCTTTTTTTTATTGAACCTCAAATTGATTTCAAATCAAAAAAAATTAAAGATTCTTTGAAGAATATTTTAAAGTTTATATTCAAAGAAAATCTTTCAAATAACAAATATTTTAATTTCTACTTAACTAAAAGTAATAAAAGTAAGACAGTTTTGGTTGAAAGTTAGTTTCAACAATATTTATTATATAAAATATTGAAATGAATTTAGAAATACTGAAACCTGGACAGATTGGAAAAGGAATTTTAATTGAATACGATGCTGGTTATATAAATCCACGTGAGAATGGAAATGATTCAATTTTAAAAGAATCAAAAAATTTTTTAGACCACTCTAAACCATTTGAATTTTATGCGGTTCTTCAGAAATATAATACTCCAAATAGAAATGGTAGAATATATCCTGAAAAAATATTAAAAAGAGAAGCTGACAATTATAAAAAAGCAATTGAGAAAGGAACATCTCTTTCTGAACTAAATCACCCTGAATCATCACTGATTGATTTGGACAGAGCATCTCACATTATTACTGAGATATGGTGGGAAGGTCCTATTTTAATGGGTAAACTTAAATTACTAACATCACCAGGATTTCACGAAAGAGGAATTTGTTCAACTAAAGGAGATTTAGCCGCTAACTACTTACGTCAGGGAGTTACTTTAGGGATATCCTCTCGTGGTGTTGGGTCATTGAAAAAAGTTGGAGAACAAAATGAAGTACAAGATGATTTTGAACTTATTTGTTTTGACTTAGTTTCTTCACCATCAACACCTGGAGCTTATTTATTTTTAAATCCTGAAGATAGAAACAATTTTGAAGAAAATTTAGATGAAGAAAAACAAATTAAATCAGAAAGAGAGACAGGTAGAAGTAGCGATGAATTAGACAAACAAAAAGAACTGATGAAAAAATTGTCTACTTACCTTGATAGATAAGTTTTATTTACTATATTTTTAAAAAAAACTTATGGAAATGGATGAAAAATATTTTGTAGCGAAAATTACCACTGACATTGTAGATTCAGAATCAGGAAAGGTAAAAAAACAAAAAGAAGAAAAATTGGTTAGAGGTTACAACCCAACAGACGTAGAAGCAAAAGTAACCAAAATTTATGAGAGTTATTCACAAGATTGGAGAATAACATCTATTGTTGAAAGTAAAATTGATGAGGTGATAGAATAATACAATAATTTCAATAATACATCAAAGGAGGGTTTTCCCTCCTTTTTTGTTTTACCGAGTATTTATTTGATATGAAAATTTCAGTTTCAGAAACACAATACCAAGTAATATTAGAATATTTTAAGAAAAAAACTGACCCTGTTGCAGAACATATCCGTCAGATGTTACGTGCGATATATAAACCATTATCAAAATATGGTAAACTACCAAACCCTGATGGTAACTGTGACACTAACGAAGGTGTTATATATGTGTGGGAACATATTCCTGGTGTAGACCACTGGTCGGTCTTAAATCGTTTTGACACCAACACAAAAGTTAGAGATAAAATCAAAGAACTTTTTACATCACAAAACCCCGGAACAGAAATTACAAATAATAATCTGATAGATTTTATTACAGATAACAAAGATGATTTGTTTAATGGAAAATATACCGAAGAACTTGTAAATCTTAATAGAGCAACAATTGATAAAGGTAATCAGAATGAAATGTTTGGGATAAAAATTTTAAAAGATTTTTTTGGTTCAGATACAAACATAATGAGATTCTGTTCAGGTGATGTTAGAGATACCAAAAAAGGTATGGACCTTATGGTTGAAGCTGGCGGAAAACAAATATTTGTTCAGGTAAAACCTTTTACAAAGGCAACAAGTTTTGTTGATAGAGATGGTGACACATTCTTTGAAGTATCATCTTACAACTTTGACCACACAAAATATTCAGAAAAAAATGTTCAGGTATTTCTTTACGTAAACACAGAAACAAATGAATATGTGGCGTTCTCAAATAAGAAAAGTAGAATCAAAAAAGAAAATTCAGGTATGACAAGATTCTATGAACCGTACCTCATGACCAACATGCAATTTGAAGGAAAAACAAAAACAAAACAATACCGTAACAAACCATTAGAAGATGATTTATTTAAAATGGGTGAAAGAAGACTTCAAAATTTAGAATTCAGAAAATCGGAAATCGAAAAACTTATCGAATTAGAAAAACAAAAATTATCAAAAAAATAAAAATTATTTTACCTCAATTAAGTAAGAATTAATTTTTTTTTAAAATTAACAATATTTATATAAATAAAAATAACAATTAAAAATGGCAAAAGAAAAATCTTTAGTAGAAGAAGCTATCCTTTCGATGAAAAATCTTGAGGAAGCGGTTGCTAACAACGCAAAAGAAATACTTGCTTCAACCATGAAGGAAGAAATTAAAGAATTAGTAAAAGAATCTCTTTCCGAACAGGAAGAAGAAGAGATTGACACCGACGTTGATATGTCTGGCGATGAAGATGAAATGTCTATGGATATGGACATGGAAGATTCAGAAGAAGATATAGATACAGATAACGAAGACGAAATGATGTCCGAACCAATC